GAGATATACCTCTGTCTTGTAAGTCATCAAAGATTCCTGTATATGAATTTAAAAATGTACTGGTGTGTTTCTCTACTGTTTCTTCTGGCACGTAATCCTCATCGTATTTAGGGAAACGAGTAGAACAACTAAAGCACCAAGCAGAACCGTCTGCATTCATTGATACTGGGTCAGAGCCACCACATTTTTTACAGGGTAATTTATGTTTTATAAACGTGCTCTTACGTTCCATTCTATCTCCAATGGTCTAGACTAGGGAAAAAACTAAGGGAAAACCCTAGTCTAGTTTGTTTTTTAAGATTTGTCTTCTTCGACAATCTCTGCTTCAACTACTTCTGTCTCTGGCTCAACAACTGATTCAGGACTATCTTCAAGCAACCTTTCTAGGTTTGCTCTGTGAGTAGCCGAGGCAAAACTTAGTGCTTCAGTTACAGTGTCTAAGTTGCCCACCTTTGAAATTATAACTCTAGCCTCTCCTTGCTTTGCCTCGTCTGTAATCTTAGTGACATCATAAATTACTTCACCATCGTCTTTTTTTACTGTGATAATCATTTAAAACTCCTCACCATCTGCTAACAGTTCTTCACCATCTGCAGAACGATATTCAATTAAATCTACGACCTGTACAGCTTGTAAATCTAATCCCTGATAAGGACCATACTTACCTTCTCCTGAGTATTCATTGAACTGTACTCTGACCTTAGAACCATTACCTACAGCAACATTTATTTCTTGCTTGTCTTTATCAAGAAGTCTAGGTGCAGGTCTAGTCACTCCGTTTGGACCATTCACTTTTCTTTTGATAACAACTGCAGGACCTTCATCGTGCTGTTTTATTTTGTGTCCACGAGAGGCAAAATCATTTGCTGTTTCCTCGTCAACAATTAAATCGACTGTATACATAGGTTCAAATTTAGTATTAGGGGTAGTAATACTTGCCCATTTTACAGTACCTTCTAGTATTGCCATGTAAAACCTCCTTTGGTTAAAAATAAATTAAGTGAGAGTTTTGAGCTAACCACTCTCAGAGCTATGGAGAAAACCAAACCTAACACATACATGAACGGAGATAGAGGGCTTATGGTTTGTGTTAAATTACTCATGTTAAAATCTCTTTAAATGTTACTAGACCATTAGCCCAAAGTTCTACGAAATAGTTATCTTTAATTCCTCTGACTGAGTAACAGATTTTATTCTCATACCAATCAGTGAAATGTTCATCACTATAATCAACGAACCTCTTGTATTCATCTTTAGTTAACATTTTGGATTCTGAAAAATATAACATAGTTTTAGTTTACCACAACTTTAATTGGAATACTACAATCTTTTGAAAATTGTTTTGTTGTTGCAAACGATAAAATATACTCAGTAACTTTTCTCTCTAAATTTGCCGGAATAGTTTTACTGTACTGCAAGTCAACTAAATTATAATTATCTATAGAATAGCTTACAGTAAACTCCTGAGTCCTTCTGAGTTTAACATTTTTAATAAAGTTACTTAATTCATTACTTGCTCTAAGACAAGAGTAATCTATTGATGGCTCTGGTTCTGGTTCTGGTTCTGGTTTTGGTTCTGGTACATACTCTGGAGCATAGTCCTCTTCTGTTGGTACAGACATAGTAGCCATGCTTTCTTTTTCTCGCATTATCTCATCCCATGCTGCTTGTATTTGTTCTTCTGTTTGATGTCTATGTTCTCTGAACTCAGTTTGTAATTCATAAAACATTTCTAAGAACTCATCATTAGTAGCAATAAATTCAGACAGTGCTCGTTCCATTGACCTAACCTTTTGGTTATTTATTTGTCGCCTATCATCCATCACAAACGCTTTTAAGTTTATGATTTTCTTACCATTTTGTGCAATCAGTTGATTGTTATTAACTGCTGCAACACCTACTAGTATCAGTGCTCCGATAGTGAAAGTTACTACTGCGGATATAATTGTTTTAAATATCATGGTGCCTCCTACCATTTAATTATATTAATTGTTTTATTTAATTTGTAATCGAAACTTCTACTCCTTTGATACGGGTCTTGTCCAGAACCTATGTAATTAAAGTTAGCCTGAACTGTTGATGGATTAACATGCTTGAAGTAATGAGACACGTAACCATCTACAGAGTCAGCATAGTTCTCTACTTCTTCGTAAGTTCCATAAACATAATACTTTTTATCTTGACTATCTATTATCATAGCTAACTCTACGTTCACCTACCTTGACCTCGATACGCTTTGTAACTTTTCTTTTTGTTTTTATTCATGTGCTTTGTGGATATCTTAACTCGTCTACCTCTACCACCTGTACCCTGTGAGGTACTCTTCTTAACATGGTTGATGATAACCTTTTCTCTTTTAACTGCCATTTATTTTTTTATTTAATTGTGCAAAAGTTTTTACTTCTGGATATCTCTTTAACATTTTAAGTACCCATCTATCTGACATGTAAGATAGTCTAACACTACCAATAGCTTTGACATGAGTTTCTTCTGGTAAGAGTTGTGGTAGCTTAGCCATAGTAACTTCACTAGGGTTAGGAACAACACTCCGCAACCAATCTAATTGTATGTGCGGAACTCTTCGTTTAAGTTCTTTAATCTTGCTGTTGTTCAATGGTTATCAATCCTTCTTCTAAAAAATCAGTAACTAATTGTTTACTGTTGTCTATAAATATTTCTTTAATAATATCTGCTGATTCTTCTTCAATAGTTACAGTTTCTAAATTGCCAACAAATATTTTAAACTTCATGTTAGTATTGTAATCTTTTTAAGTATCTCTTTACCGAGTTCATCTTCAATCTTTTTCTCAAGATTCTTTTTAAATTCTTCTTTTGCTTTTTGGTCTTTTTTCTTTTCTGCTTTATTCATAGTTAGCTCCCATTAGTCCTTGTCTTGACATGTGTTCTAAATCTTTTGATGAAGTTGCATTACTACAATGCTTAGATAAAAACTCTATTACCATTGAGGGAATGTCATCAGGATTTATTGTAGCCTCTGCATAATAGTCCCAGATGTATTCTTCGCAATCATCACGTAAGTCCGGTCTATTTGGTAACATCCAAACAGCTTCCACACCTTCACTTATTGTTTCTTTAATTTTGTCGTTTATTGGGTGACTCATTTCTTTTCCTTATTGTTTTAGTTAATGTTTTACCATCAGGGGCTTTACCCTTTCTGATATTCTCCATCATAATTAAGTGCTCTCGCATGTTCATATTAGCCTCTCAAGTTATTTTTAATTATATACCAAGCGTCTTGTATTTCTTCCGAGTTATTTTGACCTTTTGATTCTTTATCTACAATCTGCTCAACGATTGCTACTGCCTCAACTAAACTTGTCACGATAACTCTACCGGTATTGACTCTGGCTCTGCTGAATAACAAGTTAAAATAAACCTCTCGCCTTTGTCGTTTACTATTATCACATCATTGTAAGTTGTTGAACCCTCTCCAAAAATATGACCGCCTTTTTCAATTACTATTTTAGTAACACCATGCAAATCTAAATCTTTTATCATTAGTCCTCCCTTATGATTTTAAAAGTTTTTAGTTGTTTAATCTCTTCCCATTTCTTTACAGATATCCTGTTCCAATAGGGAGCATGAGCCTCTTTAATCTTTACCCACTTGTAGCCAATAGTGCCTACACGAAAGTATCTGTGACCTGCCGGTAATCTAGGCAGTTCATATGCATTATAGAATCTTATAGTCATTTTATCTCCATTCTGTTTCTTACCATTCTATCATAGTTAAATTTTTAAATCAAGTATTATTTTTTGGTAGGTCTTGCCACCTGTATAGTTTTTTAGTTGCTGAGTCCCAAAACCAACCTTGATAATAAGGGTCGTCTGCTTTGGCATCAAAAGGGACACTACCAACTGTTACTCTGGGTTTATACTTTTCCATATTTAATTTTCTCTATTAGTTGCTCTAGTGATAATGGTTTACCAAATACATAAATGACTTTATCAAACTGCTCTCTGACTATTGTGCCATTGTTGTATCTGGTGTCAGTTACATACCCTCTATCTGTGTCCTCTGGTCTAGTGTCGTAGTCATTGCTTTTTAGTCTATGAGTTTCTATAGAATAGGGTTCTTTACCCCATGCCTCAGCTTTCAATATAGCCCTTTGTAAATCCACTTTCTTTTTATATTGAGTCATTTTGTTTCTTTAGTCTTTCAAGTTCTGCCATAGCATTCTTTTCTACCTTCCAGACTTCTTCAATCGTTTTCTTTTCATCTGGGTCAGTAGTTGTATTATAGGTTTTAACTAAGAATCTCTGCCAATCGTGTTTGTTTATTAGGTTTTTCCAATTCATAATATTTCCTCAGTAATCGTTATCGTTGTATTTAACAACTTTTTGTTTATCAAAAGTTTTTTTTTGATGTGGTTCTATAAAGAATAATGTTAATACTGCAGTGCTAAATATAATTATACAGAACAACAATAAAACTCCGTTACTCATGCTACCTCCTCAATTTTGTAGTCGTGGTTATGATTGAATTTCGAGAATGCACCATTCAAACTATTATCTTCCATGCCTTCATCAAAGGTTATGTCGTTTACATCATTCTCAATATAGTTAAACATTTCTTCCATGTACTCTTCTTCTTTTATGTTTATGGGTACACTAAGAGCACAACTATCCTCAACCAATTTAAATTCAACATCAGTAGGATTAAAACCTAACTCATCTATCTTCCAAAATAGTTCTTCAGTGCTTTGAATGTTTACAAGTAAACCCATATAGCCTGTTGTTTTATCATCAGAATAAATTTTAAATATATAATTATTCATGCCTCAACCTCCTTTACTTCTACAATGCTTGACATAGTGCCAAACATATCTACTTCTTCTTCTCTTAAATTATAAATTTCGTTTTCTAGAATAGCATCAATATCTTCTTCCCAAAAATTATCTGTATCTACAATCTTAGATAAGTTATCTGTTTTGATTTTAAATATCATGCTTCCTCCTCATATTCTTTGTCTGTTCTTTCATCTGCCCATAGCCCTTCATCTGAGCCACAAGATAAACAAACATTAGTTTTTAAATTAATATCTCTACTGCCACAACACATACAGCATTGAGGCATTTGTGCTATTTCTAACCAACTATAATCTTGTTTCATGCTACCTCCTCTAAATGTCCAATTAGTTCGCCATGTTTATTAAAAAGATATTCATTCATTTCGCAAAATTCTATTTGTTCTGCTAAATTCATATCAGCGAAGTAATCATATTTAATTATTGTATTGCCTTCTTCATCTTCATCTTCGTACTCAAAAGGTGAGTCATACATAGAATGTATGAATCTATTTTTTGCATCTTCATCTAATTCTTGATACTCATAGGCTCTAATGCTAATTAATTTACTCATGCCTCAACCTCCTTTTAAGTTCTGCCTCTGCAAGTTTTAATCTTTCATTTTCTAATTCAGTATTCAAGGCAGATAGGGTCTTTAATGTCCCTACCATATGCCAGAGTGATACTGTGTCCTGTTTAGTTACATCCATTATGCTACCTCATTAAGTTCTTGTTGTTTGTTATACCATTCCCAAGCAACACCAGATAAATGTTCGTAGATAACACCTACTATTTGTTGTTGCACTGTTTCTCCACCTAAACCAGATGACATATGCCACAACTCATTATTATCAGCATAAATTCTTATTTGGTCATAGGTATAAACAGAAATATTGCCATCTACATATTCATGTAAATAATCGCCTTTGCTTTCTAATATTTCTTCTTTGTTGTCTTCAAGGTCTGCTATTAAATCTTGTTCAATAGTATATAAACTGTAGTTTTTTTCTGTAGTCATTAGCTATCTCCGTAAGGGTTTAAATTAGTTAGTTGATATTCTCCAGATGCTATCTTAGCCTCAGTAGTTGCCCTGTCTTCACCTAAAAACATATTTCTATATTTGCCTGTCGTGCTTGAATAGTCCCAATAGTTTTCATCAAGGACAACATGACCATCAATATGTTTTATAGCAATCACGCTTTTATAGCTTTGGAATATCTCGCCATCATTGGTTGTGATAATAAACTGATTAGGGGCAGTATTATTATTGGGTGTTATCATATTTCTTACTTTCATTGTGTTATCTCCGTTATTAAGTTTTGTAAGTCTGTATCATTTGCCATCAATCCTTGAGCCACTAATTGACTTTTCAAAGATGTTTCATGGCGGTCTAGTTGTACTGTGTTTT